CCTCTTCACCTACAGTCAATGCGGAGACCTCGATCCATGGGAAGTTGTTGCAAAGTTTACTGAACTTGGAGCAGAATGTATCATCGGTCGAGAGTCTCACGATGATGGCGGGACTCATCTGCATGCTTTCGTCGATTTCAACGGTCGAAGACGATTCAGACGGGCTGATTTCGCAGACGTTTCTGGCTCTCACCCAAACATTAGCCCGTCACGCAGAACTCCTTGGGATGGCTATGACTACGCAATCAAGGATGGAGACGTTGTGGCAGGAGGGCTCGAGCGCCCAAGGAGACCCGGATCTGATGTTTGCAGAAAGGATGAAGTATGGAGCACAATCATATCTGCAGAGACTCGAGACGAGTTTTGGGCACGTTGCAGGGAACTTGCTCCTGCTGATCTCGCCAGAAGTTTTCCCAGCCTATCAAAGTTTGCTGACTGGCAGTATGCTGAGCCTGACTACGTGTACGACGGACCAACAAGAGGCGATGCACGCTTCTGCACTGAAGCATTGCCAGAACTTGAGAGTTGGTGCAGGGGACTTGATGATTCGCTGGATGGACAACGAGGTAAGCATGTCCCCCTCCCTGGGGTCCTCAGCCGGACCCACGGGGGACCTTCCGGAGGCAAGCCTCCTCTCGCTCGCATTCGCTCGGCTCACACGTGTACAGGCAGAGGCAAATCGCTTGTTCTCTGGGGTCCTACCCGGACTGGAAAGACCACTTGGGCACGATCATTGGGTGCCCATATCTATTTTGGAGGACTATTCAGCGGTGGAGCAGCACTTGCCGGAGGAACAACTGCCGATTACGCTGTTTTCGACGATATCAGAGGAGGAATCAAGTTCTTCCCAGGATTCAAGGATTGGCTTGGATGCCAGTCCTGCTTCATGGTGAAACAGTTATACAGGGAACCCATGCTATTTAAATGGGGCAGGGTGTCAATATGGATATCCAACAAGGACCCTAGGCTTGAATTGGATGAGGATGATGTTCAATGGATGGAAGGAAATTGTCAATTTGTCTACGTAGGAGAGCCTATCTTTCGTGCCAATACAGAGTAGCTTGCGCAGTAATCTGCAATTCATCATCTTCCGTTGAGCCTAAACCTGCCGAAAACAAATCATAAACGTAAACATCCCCTAAACTCTTGGAGTGCTCCACAGAAAAAGGAGAGTTTACTGTCGTATTACCATTCTCGTCGTCATCATAAACAAGGGTCTTATTCAGGGGATGCCAGAAGTTTCGCCTTGTAATAACACCCCTGTCGTTGCCACTCCGGATGTGGGAGACCTTGTCGTACAGCACATGCACACGGTTGGTGTCAACCTTGGCATTCTCAGTATTGATCCAATCGCGTCCGCGGGGACCCTTAAACACTCTGTCGTAGACCTGTTGTTGGATTGCTTGGGTGCGTGGGTCGGTTACGTCGTACAAAGAGGGGAAGGCACGAACGTAGCCTGTTGACAGCTCTTTGAAGAGCTCACCGACTCCATCGGTTGGGTCATCGTTGACTCGTATGATCTCGTCGCCTGTAAACGTGAAGACAATACGGCGATGTTGCCACTGTGCAGGGGACCCAGTCTGGACTTCCCACCTCTCCTTCAAACCACGCATAAAGCATGACGTGGCCGTGCGCTGGCTTTGTTGAAACACACCGGGTTCTGTTCCGGCAATTACGTTATCGCGGGCTGAAGCGATCCACAAAAACTCATACGAGTTGTCGCCAGTCATAACGATTGGTCCGGGAGTTGTTTCCGAGCCGAAAGGGGTGGTGAACATGCTGCGCATGCTGTCTTGCTTTTTTCGACTAGTGATGTTTAGTATGCGCCTGCGACTCATACCTGCACGTCTGCCTGAACGGCGATACGGTCGCCGAACGGTAGACCTGCGCACTGTTCTTCTCTTGACGTAGCGCTGATTGCGGCGAAGCGGTCTGACGGCAGACCGCCTTGTTTTGGTGTAGGCCATTAGTCGCTTACCCCTACTCGTGATGAAGTTCCCTACGGTGTCTTCGACACTTCCCACTCGCACACAGGGGATGCGCGAAGTATTTATAGTGAGCGGTGTCACCGTCACTGGACTATAATATTAGTTTGTCCAGTTTCCGGTTTGTGACATCACATGACTTTTGACTTTTACGCTAAATATGGCCTCTTCACCTACAGTCAATGCGGAGACCTCGATCCATGGGAAGTTGTTGCAAAGTTTACTGAACTTGGAGCAGAATGTATCATCGGTCGAGAGTCTCA